ATAATATTGAAAAGGTAGATGACTATGAGTATAAATTAACTTTTGCTGTAGCAGGATTTTCTGAAAAAGATATTTCTGTAACACAAAAAGAAAATACTCTAGCAATAGAAGGAACTAATAATCCTTCAGACAAAGAATATCTTTATAAAGGTATAGCAGAAAGAACATTTAAACAATCATTTAAACTATCTGAATACATGAATGTTAAAGAAGCTAAATTAAAAGATGGTATGCTAAATATAACCTTGGTACAAGATTTACCAAAAGAAAAGCAACCACGACAAATTAAAATAAATTAAATAATGTGGGGTGTAATAGCCCCACGAAACGAGTTTAAAATGATTAAAATATGGTTTATGCTAGTATTAGTATCTATACCGAATGCACCTTCAATTAAATATAATGGATTTTTATATTCAAGTGAAGAAGAATGTCAAATTGCAAGATATGAATTTTATGAAGTATATAATAGTAAACCAACAGAATATAAATCAGTAACAGCAATAGATGCATATTGTATAGAATTTGAAAGTTTTCCAATAACAGGATTAAATAAAACAGGAGCATAATGGCAACAACATATTTAACATTAGTAAATAATGTACTAAATGAATTAAATGAACCAGAGTTAACATCTTCTACTTTTTCAAGTAGCAGAGGTATACAAACATCTGTAAAAAAATTCGTGATTAAAGCTATGCATGAAATATATAATTCATTATCAGAAATTCCTGATTTATATTTATCTACAACACAAGATACAGATACAGGTAAAAGAACATATGATTTACCTTCATCTGCATCACCGCAAAGTACAGATTTACAATATAGAAAAATAGATTGGGATACATTTAGATTAGTACCAAAAGAATTAGTTACTAATGGAGAATTTACATCTAATATAACAGGTTGGACTACAGGGGATGGAAGTCCTTCATATACAAGTAGTGGCAATGGCAGATTAAATTTAAATGATGCGGCCGCATATCAATCAATATCTACTGTAAAAAATAAAGTTTATAGATTACAAGTTAGAGTTATGAGTCCTAATAGTTCTAGTAGTACTGTAGCAATAAAAGTAGGAACTACAGCAAGTGGTGGAGAAATTTTAAGTACAACTAAATCTGTATCAAATTTTGGTGATGGTGCAATATTAGATACAACATTTACAGCGACTACGCAAACAGCATATATATATTTTGAAACTGCATCTGGAGTACAATTAGATATAGATTATGTGAGAATATCAGAAAACATACCAGTAAAAAAATTAAAATATATTACATACGATGATTGGAATGTTAGATATTCACAAACAGATTTAACAAATAATTCATCATCTTATGGTTGTCCAGATATAGTATATCCTACACAAGATAAAAAATTTGGATTAAGCCCAATACCAGACCAAAGTAATTATACAGTGCAATATGAATATTGGAAAGTACATACTGATTTATCTGCACATGGTGACACAATGGATTTAGATGATAGATTTAAAGATGTAATTACTACAAAAGCTAAGTATTATGCTTACGTATTACGTTCAGACCCACAAGCCGCATCTATGGCTGTTAAAGAATATGACAATCAATTGCAATTTTTACGTTCAGAATATATTAATACAAAAACATATATGAGAGATACAAGAGTTAACTAATGCCAGATACTTCACAAATATCACCATTTACAGCAAGTTGTGGTGGTGGATTAGTTTTAAACAAAGATATATTTACAATGCATCCGGGTGAAGCGTTGCAATTACAAAATTTTGAACCAAGTATTGAAGGTGGATACAGAAAACTAAATGGAACAACAAAATATAATTCAACAATAGTACCACAAGTTTCTGCATCTACTGAAAGAATACAATTATGTGCAATATTTAATGATATTATTGTAACAGCAAGAGGTGGAACTGTGAGAACAGGAACTACTTCTGGTGATTGGACTTCTCGTGCTACAAGTAAAGGTACAACTTATACTTATGATTTTGATAAATATAATTTTAATGGTACTGATAAAATAATTATTGCTACAGGAGAATCGGCCGCTTTTACATTAGATACTAGTTACAGTGAAGATATAATAAATGCTACTGGTGGAGGAACTGCTCCAACAAATCCAAAATTTGTAAAATCATTTGCAAACCATATGTTTTATGGCGGAATGTCAAATGCAACATCTACATTACAATTTTCTGGGCCATACACTGAAGATGATTTTGACACTGGTGGTGGTTCAATTATTATGGGTGATGTTATCACAGGAATGAAAGTGTTTCGTGATGAATTATTTGTATTTTGTGAAAGTAGTATATATAAAATATCGGGTACTAGTTCTAGTAATTTTGCAAAAGCCGAAGTAGCAAAAGGTATAGGTACTTTAGCACATCATTCAATACAGGAATTAGGCGGTGACCTTATATTTTTAGCGGCTGATGGTTTACGTACAATTGCAGGTACAGCAAGAATTGGTGACGTAGAATTAGGTACAGTATCAAAACAAGTACAAGATAGAATAAATGATATTGGTTATGACAATGTTACAGCGTTAGTTATAGGCAATAAATCTCAATATCGTTTATTTTATCCTACAACAGCAGGTGCAGAAGATACTGCAAAAGGATTAATTGCTGTCATAAAATCAAATCCAAATACTCAAGCTATGGGTTTTGAATATGCAGATTTAAAAGGATTAAAAGTTTCTTGTTGTGATTCTGATTTAATTAGTAATACAGAAACGACAGTATCTGGTGGATATGATGGATATATTTATAAACAAGATGATGGTAATGTATTTACAAGAGCAAGTACAACAGGAACAATAGAAGCTACTTTTAGGTCACCAGATATGACAATGGGTGACCCCGGCATAAGAAAAAATATGCAAAGAATAAATGTTAACTGGAAACCAGAAGGTACAGTTAGTGCTAGTATGTTTGTACGTTATAATTACGATGATAGTGATACACCACAGCCTAGTGCATTTAGTTTAGAAACATCTGGAACAGGAGCAATATTTGGCACTGGTAAATATGGCACAGCAGTTTATGGTTTAGGAGATTTACCAATTACAAGAGAAGCAGTAGAAGGGTCTGGATTTGCTGTTGCATTAAAAGTTACAGATACAAGTCAAAATAACCCCTTTACATTAAAAGGATTTGAATTAGAATTTACACCGGGAGGAAGAAGATAAATGGGTGCAACATATACAAGACAAAGTTCAAGTAACATTGTTGATGGTGCGGTAATTGAAGCATCTGATTTAAACAATGAATTTGACCAATTACTAGCGGCATTTGCTGTTAGTACAGGGCATACTCACGATGGTACTGCGGCTGAAGGTGGCCCAATTACTAAACTACTGGGTAATACATTAACATTTGGTGCAGGTACTGCGGGTACAGATATAACAATTACATTTGATGGTGAAACATCTGATGGTGTTATCAAATGGATGGAAGATGAAGATTACTTTGAATTTTCAGATGATATACTTGTAGCTAGTACAGAAAAAGTACAATTTAGAGATACTGATATTTATATTAATTCATCTACTGATGGACAATTAGATTTAGTAGCTGATACAGAAATACAAATAGCGGCTACAACCATAGATATAAATGGTAATGTAGATGTATCTGGTACACTAACTGTTGGGGGTGCATTAGACTTTAGTGAAGCAAATTTATCAAATGTAGGAAATTTAGGAGTTGACTCTGTATTTGGTGATGCAGATACAGACACTTCAATAACTTTTAGTGGTTCTGATGTAATAACTGTTGCGACAGGTGGGGATAACCAAATTACATTTAATAATGGTTCTATTTTACCTGTAACAGATAATGATATAGACTTAGGTTCTAGCTCATATGAATTTAAAGATGCATACTTTGATGGTACAGTTACTACAGATGCATTAGTTGCAGATACTGCTAATATAGATGGTGGTAGTATTGATGGTGCAACTATAGGTACTAACAGTGCAATAACTCAAGCAGTTATTGATAGTATTAATATTGATGGTACAACTATAGGACATACATCTGATACTGATTTATTAACTTTAACTAGTGGCGTATTAACAGTAGCAGGGGAAGTCTCTATGACTACTCTTGATATTGGTGGTACAAATGTAACTTCAACAGCCGCAGAATTAAATATATTAGATGGTGTAACTTCAACAGCCGCAGAATTAAATATATTAGACGGAGTAACTGCTACTGCAACTGAAATAAATATTTTAGATGGGGATACAAGTGCTTCTTCTGTAACTATTGTTGATGCTGACCAAATTATCTTAAATGATAATGGTACAATGAAACAAGTTGCTGTTAGTGCACTTAACACTTACACAAGTTCAAGTATAGCGGCTGATAATATTGGTACTGGTGATGCGGCAGTAACTATTGCAACATCTTCTGGTGATATTACTATAGATGCTCAAGCAGGTGACGCTGATATTATATTTAAAGGAACTGATTCAAGTTCTGATATAACTGCATTAACTCTTGATATGAGTGAAGCAGGTGCGGCAACATTTAATGATAAAGTAGTTGCAACAGAATTAGATATATCTGGTAATATGGATATTGATGGAACATCTAATTTAGATGCTGTTGATATTGATGGTGCTGTACAAATAGATGCAACAGTTACTGTAGGTGTAGATGATACTGGATATGACTTTAAATTATTTGGTGCTACTTCTGGTAGTTTCTTATTATGGGATGAATCAGATGATGCATTAGAATTAACAGATTCTTCTCCAATTAAAATTGGTGATGGTGGTGATATGCAATTATATCACGATGGTTCTAATTCTTATATTACAAATTCACAAGGTGCTTTAAAAATTGCAACAGAAACTTCTGGTATAGCAATTACATTAGGACATTCAACTTCAGAAGTTACAGTAGCAGATAATTTAACAATAACTGGAGATTTAACTGTTAATGGAACTACAACAACTGTAAATAGTACAACAACTACAGTTGATGACCCAGTATTTACTTTAGGTGGAGATAGTGCTCCGGGTTCTGATGATAATAAAGATAGAGGTATTGAATTTAGATACCATGATGGTTCATCTGCAAGAATAGGTTTTTTTGGTTATGATGACAGTGCAACAGGATTTACTTTTTTAACAGCCGCTAGTAATTCTTCCGAAGTATTTAGTGGTACAGAAGCAAAATTAATAGCAGGTGAATTAGATATATCTGGTGATGTTGATGTTGATGGAACATTAGAAGCTGATGCAATTACTGTAGATGGTACAACATTAGCAGAATATATTGCTGATACAGCAGGTGCAATGGCTAGTAGTAATACTGAAACAGGTATTACAGTAACTTATCAAGATGCGGATAATACTATAGATTATGAGGTAGATGCCGCACAAACAGGAATTACATCAATATATAATGCAAGTTTAGCACTTGGTTATGGCTCATCTCATGCAAATATAGATTTTAGTACTGATAATAGTATCATATTTGATATAGATGGAACTTCACAAATTCAATTAGATGATGGAATTTTAAAACCAACAACTGATGATGATGTAGATTTAGGAACAAGTTCTTTAAAATTTAAAGATGGGTATTTTGATGGAACACTATATGCTGATGCTATTAATTTTAATGGTACAGCTATTGCGTCAACTGCCGCAGAATTAAATATTATGGATGGGGGCACTGCGGCTTCATCTATAACATTAGCAGATGCAGATAGATTAGTAACAAATGATGATGGTACAATGAAGCAAGTAGCTTTAACAACATTAAAAACGTATTTGACAAGTGCAGGATTTTCAACTGAAGACCCAACTGCCCTTGCAATCGCATTAGGATAATAGGAGGATAAATGGCTAATACTTTTAAAGTAGTAACTAAAGCAGGGGTAACCAGTGCTGATACTATCTATACAGTAGCCAGTTCTACAACAACTGTAGTTCTTGGTGTTATGGTAGGTAATACAACAACTGGGCAAATCACTGCTACAGTTAGTTTAGGTTCAGATACCTCTAACAGAGCAGGGGCAAACAATGAAGCTAACCAAACAGTTGAGTTAGTTACTAATGCACCGATACCTGTTGGTGGTACACTTGAACTGTTAAGTGGAAATAAAGTAGTAATGGAGACAACAGATACACTGTCACTGACAGCATCTGGTGCGGCTGATATTGCTTTGTCAATAATGGAGATAACGTAAGATGGCATACTTAGGTACACCTATAG